CTCGTTCCCGCCCAGGCACTGTGGGGCAATGGACCTCACATCGTTCATGTCGCCTCCGTTCGCGGTTGCGTCCGTTGCGGTCCTGGCCGTGACGAGCGCAATCAAACGGCTGATCCTCGCGCAGAGACCGGCGCTCAAGGACTCGCAGTCGTTCAAGGCGGGCATGGTCCTTTCGAACCTCGTCGTGGGCGTCGTGACCGCGGTGCCTACTGGATTCCTTGCGGGCGAGAAATTCGCACAGCGGGCAATCCTCGGCGTCTGTGCGGGATACGCCTCACAGCTCGCCTACCACGGCGTTGTGAAGCGCTTGGGTGGGAAGAATGTCGACAAGGCCGAGTAAGAGCGGCGGACGGCTCGAGTCCATTCCGGCGAATCCAGAACAATTCGAGGAGGCTATCAAAGCATTCCGCCGCCGCGTTCCAGTTACGCCGGATGAGTACTCGAAACTCACCGACAACGAGCGGGCGTACGCGCTCAAAATTGCGGCTGTCACGCAGGCGCGACAAGCAGAGGACGTATTCCGCGCGCTGGACAAGGCGATCGCGAAAGGGACGACCCTCGAAGACTTCAAGGCCGACATGGCCGACGTGCTGCCCGCGATGTCTGGATATCGACTGGAATCGATGTTTCGCACGAACGTGATGGGCGCCTACAACCAAGGGCGCCACGCGGTTTTCACGTCGCCCACCGTGAAGAGGCTGCGGCCTTACTGGAGGTTCGACGGCGTTGGTGACGCTCGACAGAGCGACATATGCGAGGACTGCGATGGGACAGTGCTGCCCGCGGATGACCCCTTCTGGAACACGCACCAACCTCCATTGCACGTGGGCTGTAGAAGTCGCGTCACGGCTCTCACTCCAGAAGAGGCCGACGACGAAGGCATCGACGATGGCCCTCCAGATACCGAGAACGAGCCGGCCGAGGGATTCGGTGAACCGCCCCCGAAGTCCGGCCGAGACTTCGATATCGACTGGACTTCGTTCCGTCCAGAAATTAGGGATGCGCTGAAAGATCGTGTTCGCGATTTGCGCTAACTAGAGCCGCTTTTTCTGACTGCCACGGTTGGCTTGACAATGCCCACTGCAGAACTCCAGCTCGCACGGCTTAGCTCTCAGGAGCTACCGATCTCTGTGGGTAGAGAGCCGCCGACGGAATTCTGTCTAATCCCTGGCGGGACATTCCAGACGGACAAGGGCCCATTCGTCTTCGATGCGGACTCGGCGACGTCGGTGATGTCCGACTATTTCCTGAAGGGCAAGACCCTCACGGCGGACTACGAGCATTTGGCGACGTGGCATTGGGGCAAAGAAAACGTTGCTCCTGTCGTCGCTGACAACTCCGCAGTGGAGTGGGTGCCAGAGGTCCGCCCGGATGGGCTCTGGGCGACCGCCGTGAAGTGGACGGAGGAGGCGTTTGAGAAAATCAAGGCGGGCAAATACCGCTTCTTCTCGCCGGCCTTCACGCACGACGCCGAGGGCCACATCCGCGCCATCATCAATTTCGCTCTCACCAACCTACCGGCCACCTGGCACCAGGAGCCGCTGGTTGCGGCCTCCGCCAATGGCGCAACCAACGAAAGGGACGCAGAAATGGCAGTTGATTGCCCGAATTGCGCGGAGAACGCAGCAAAACTCTCCGCCGCCAACGCGCGACTGAGTGCGTATGAAGACAAAGAGAGGGAGACGAAAGAGCAGCTCTCGCAGCTTAGCTCCTTCCAGACTCGTGTGTTTGCCGTCACCGGTAAGCCCACTCCAGATGAGTCGATTGGCGCAGCCTCTGCGTACAAGAGCTCGCACGATCGACTGATCGAACTGGAGGCGCAGGCCGCGCGAGACAAGCTTACTCGACTCTCCGCCGACTTCAGCGCAACCCTGGACCGCGCCGTGAAGGAGGGAAAGATTGCTCCTCCAGAGCGCGCGCTCTGGGAAGAGGACGTTAAGACGGATGGACTGGAGCGCGCGTTCGCGCGTCTCTCGGCGTTCGCATCGGTGGCCACTCCCAAGGTCGTCACCAGTGAAACCGCCTTTCGTCAGCGCACGGGCGGCGAAGCGCCAACCGTCGAGCGCCAGGCGATCCGCAAACAATTTGGCCGCGCGTAACCGGAGGCACACAGGAAAATGGCTCTCTCTGGACAACGAACTACTGATCGCCGTGGCGACTACCACTTTGTCGGCGACGCGCCGGTGAAGGCGAACGCCATCGTTTACCACGGCTCTCTCGCCGCAATCGACAGCACTGGATATGTAATTCCTGGGGCCGCGTCGACCACTCTCTATCGCCCGGGCCGCTTCAACGCCGGTCCGATGCGCACAAAGATCGATGCCACTGGACTCGCCTCCGGTGCAAAGACCGGAGTGATCGAGTACGGGACCTTCCTCTGGAAGAACTCCGCATCGACCGACGCCATCACCGTCGCCGAGAGGGGCGACTCTTGTTACATCGTCGACGATGAAACCGTCGCGAAAACCAGCGGCTCAAGCACGCGTTCCGTAGCGGGAACGATCCAAGACGTCACCAGCGATGGCGTCTGGGTCTTTATGCCCAAGCTGTAACCACTGCGCTGAAGACAGGAAGCGACAATGCTAGTCACATCACAGGCAGTTATCGATCTCAGCGCCGAGTTCAATCAGGACTTTCAGGCGGCGTTCGCGGTCCGCGGACCGCAGTCACTCTGGATGGAGAAAGCGTATCGCGTTCCCTCCAGTGCCCGAAAGGGGGTGTATTCCTGGGTCGCCGATCAGCCGGATATGCGAAAATGGTACGGCGAGCGTGTGATCCACAACTTCGTTTCTCGAAGCGTTGAGCTGGAGAACGAGGACTGGGAGTACACGTTCGAAGTTGATCGCAAAGACATTGAGTATGACAACCTCGGTGTCTACGCGGATCGCGGACGGATCGCCGGCGACGTGGCCGGACGCTGGTACGATAAGGTCGTTACCGACGCCATGATCGCAGGGACCACAACCCTGTGTTTCGATGGTCAGTATTTTTACGACACTGACCATCCAGTCAACTTCGACGTCTCGAGCGCGGGGACGTACTCGAACAAGCTCACCACTCGCCCGCTGACGGCGGATAACGTTTGGTACGCGTGCGCGCAAATGATGTCGTACAAGGGCGAGTCTGGTCGCGTCCTTGAAATCAACCCGGGCGTTCTGGAGGTTCCACCTCAGCTCGGCAAGAAGGCAATGGAGGCGGTCTCCTCTCCCATTGGAGCGGCCGTCATCAAGAACGTTGCCGGCACTGAGAACGTAGCAGCGGCAGGAATCACAAACGCGATCCAGGGACTCCTCAAGGTGGTCATCAATCCCCGCCTCGCTTCGCAGCCGACCGTCTGGTACGTGCACAGCGTGGACCGTCTCAAACCCTTCGTGATGCAAGTCGCGAAGGATCCGACTCCGTTGATCGCTCGCATTGATCCCGCAGGAGATCCTTCCTTCCACCGGAAGAAATTCGAATTCGGAACAGAGGCAGCTGGCAACGCCATGGGCACATTGCCGGTTCTCTCGATCTACTGCGACGAAACCTAACCCTTAGTCCGGTCAATCCAGAAGGGCGCCCCGGTAACTAAGGAGGCGCCCTTTTCTATTTACCGTCCTTTACTGGAGGCATGCATGCTCATTCTCGTTCAAGGCACAGTTTCCGGTCGTCAGTTTGATGGGATCTATCGCGCTGGCCGCAAGTGGCCCTCAGGATCCCCTGTCACGGTTGAGGTTCTCGATCAGGCAGAGGACCCGCCCCTCGTGAAACAGGGAGATCTGATGGTGGCTGACCCCCGCCGAATCGGCCGTAAGTCCTATGAGGCGTTGAAGTCCGATCCGCGCATCCGAATCATTGCAGAGGGTGGTGTTTCCGACGCTCTGGCGAGTGAGGCAGTGGACTCGGCACGTACGATGGCCACCCAATATGCACAGGAGAACATCGCACTTCGACTCGAAGTCGAGATGCTCAACAAGATCGTCACACATCTCCGCGACCGGCTGCGTGAAGCTGGCCTAAACTCCGATGAGCTCTATCCAGAGGTAGCCGATCTTCCAGTCCAGACGACTCCGAATCCGCCGCCGT